TCCGATCTCCTTGAAAATTCCCCGGGGGTTTATATTTGAAAAACACTTTTAAATCCCTAAGTGATCCTTTACGGAGTCTATATGACAAAAATGTTTATCCTCCACGATAAATCACCTCCTAGATTGTTCGTTTGTTCATATTTTACTCCTTTCGTATGTAAATAGCCGGTCACATAGGCTTCGTAAAGGGTCACTTAGAGATAGTAAACTATGAGAGGAGGCAGTATAATGCCTAGAAAAGTAGCAGATAAGTCATCTGAACCAGTGCGTAAGATGCGTCCAGCGTTAACGCCTGAAGCCAGAGAGAATCAACTTATATCTTTGGCGGTCGATCTTGCTGAAAAACAACTACAAGAAGGCACCGCTTCATCTCAGGTGATAACGCATTATCTAAAACTTGGTTCTACAAAAGAAAGAATTGAAAAAGAGATTCTCGAACAGCAAAAAGAGCTTATATCCGCAAAGACCGAATCGCTACGATCAAGTAAACGCGTCGAGGAGCTGTATACAGAGGCTCTAAATGCTATGCGAAATTATTCTGGTCAAGGTGATCCAGATGAATATTAGAACATATTCAGAGTTAATCACCCTGCCGTCTTTCGAAGAACGGTATCGCTACCTTAAGTTAGATGGTGTGGTTGGTGAAGAGACATTCGGATTCGATCGGTATCTTAACCAATTATTTTATAGGTCAAAAGAATGGAAAACCATACGGAACTTCGTGATTACTCGAGATAATGGTTGTGATCTCGGAATAAAGGGACATGATATTTATGGCAAAATACTTGTCCATCACATGAATCCAATTTCGAAGGAAGATATATTGGGTCGTAGTGAATACCTATTAAACCCCGAATTTCTAATCTCAACCATTAAAAATACACATGACGCAATACACTACGGTGATGAAAGTTTGTTGATCACCGCACCAATTCAAAGGAGCAAAAACGACACTAGCCCTTGGCTATTAAACAAAGGAGGAATGTAGTATGTCTAAAAAAGATTACCGCAAAATAGCAGAAGACAAGATTAAAGAACAGAATGAAGTCGAAGAAATCGATGTCGTCGAAAACACGACTGAAGATGTTCCGGTGTCACAGCCATCGACAGAGAGGTATGCCATCGTCAACTGTGAACGCTTGAATGTTCGAATGAGTCCTAACATCAAGTCGGACGTTTTATGCGTGGTTGAATCTGGAACCGAGATGAAGATTGACGCCGAAAATTCTACAGACACATGGATTAAGGTTCTCGAACCAAACGGCGCCGGTTCAAGTGGATACTGTATGAAAGAGTTTGTATTATTGGTTGAAAAGTAAGGTGACTTTATGGAAAGTATACTTACATCTATTAAAAAGCTCCTTGGGATCGCTGAAGAATACGAGTTTTTCGACGAAGACATCATCATGCACATTAACTCGGTATTCATGATCTTAAATCAGCTAGGGGTTGGTCCATCGGACGGTTTTAGAATCGAAGACAAGACTACAACCTGGGATGATTACATTTCCGATAATAAAAACTTGGCTGCCGTTAAGTCTTACATACACCTTAAAGTAAAACTCCTATTCGATCCGCCTCTAAGCTCTGCCGTTATAGAGTCCATGAAACAAATGATTCAGGAATTGGAATGGCGTCTTAACATAACGGCGGAATCAAAAGAGACTTAGAAAGGAGGAATTCAAAATGGATGATACCAGTTTAAGCCACCATGGTATTCTTGGTATGAAATGGGGGATCCGAAGATTTCAAAGAAAAGATGGATCTCTTACATCAGAAGGAAAGAAACATCGTAAGGGTGACTCAGAAGAAAAACATGAAGAAACATCAGAAGAGCGTAGAGCTCGAGTACTGAAAAGTACAAATGCTTCAGAAATCTATAAGAATCGAGATGTGCTTTCGACCGCTGAAATAAGAGAACGACTTGACAGAATAAATGTTGAGAATCAATTGAGATCTGTAGCCGAATCCACAAAAAAATCAGGAATCGATAAGATCAACGAAATTGCTGATAAATTCAAGAAAGTTGACAGCATCTACTCGACAGTATCAAACTCGACTATTGGTAAAAAAATCTTGAAAGATCTTGGTCTAGAAGCTCCTACTAAAGAGTTTAATTTGGATACAGTTTGGAAGAACAGAAACAAATTATCGACCAAAGATATTAAAGATGTCTCGGAAAGAATTTCCGCTGAACAGAAGATCGAAAACGAATTAAATCGTAGACGTAAAAAAGCAGAGGAAGAAAAAGCGAATAAAAAAGCCCCTAAAGATAATAAGAAAGATACAAAAGACAAGGAAGAAAAAACAAAAACCGATAAACAGCCTGAGAAAGAAGAAAAACGTTCTTATACTGGCGAGGTGCATGGTGAAGGTACAAGTCGTTTCACTTGGGAAAAACAAGGCAGAGATTATGTTGATGCTGAATTCACAGAAGCCTCATCGAGTGATACTCGTAGACACATGAATGAAGGTCAACGTTATCTCGATCAATTACTGTTGGAAGACAAGCGTGGTGGTCGTTAATGGCGTTATCAAACACCGCGACCCCTAAGTATTATGGCATGTTTCGAGATGCTGTATTACGTGGGGATATACCGGTATGCGAAGAAATCTCGATGGAAATGAATCGAATAGATGCGCTGATAGCTAACCCTGGGGTATGGTACGATGACCAAGCCATTCAGGGTTTTATTAATTTCTGTGAAAGAGAGCTAACACTAACTAATGGCGATGATCTGCATTTGTTGGATTCATTCATGTTATGGGCTGAACAGATTTTTGGGTGGTATTACTTCGTTGAGCGAAGCGTTTATGAGCCGTCTGATGACGGGCATGGCGGTACTTACGTTACAAAGACGATTAAAAAACGTCTGATTAACAAGCAGTACTTGATAGTGGCCAGAGGTGCTGCTAAATCCATGTATGCATCAGTGATTCAGAATTATTTTTTGAACATTGATACATCAACAACCCACCAAATTACCACTGCTCCTACCATGGCACAAGCCGAAGAAGTCATGTCTCCGATACGAACCGCTATAACCAGATCGAGAGGTCCCCTGTTCAAGTTCTACACTGAAGGCTCTCTACAAAACACTACCGGATCTAAAGCTGATCGTGTGAAGTTGGCTAGTACCAAGAAAGGAATTCAGAATTTTATGACTGGTTCTCTTCTGGAAGTCAGACCGATGACGATTGATAAACTTCAGGGTTTACGAGTTAAAGTGGCAACCATTGATGAGTGGCTTTCTGGCGATGTTCGAGAAGATGTTATTGGTGCTATTGAACAGGGTGCCGCTAAGGAACAGGGCGGAGGTAAGAATGATGATTATCTTATAGTTGCCATCAGTTCTGAAGGTACTGTCCGTAACGGTAGTGGTGACACAATCAAAATGGAGTTGGCTAAGATTCTCAAGGGCGAATACAAAGCTCCGCACACTTCGATTTGGTGGTATAAACTCGATTCCATCGACGAAGTAGCCTATCCTGATTTATGGCGAAAAGCCAATCCAAATCTTGGTAAGACCGTATCATACGAAACTTACCAGCTTGACGTTGAAAGAGCTGAAAATAATCCAGCTACAAGAAATGACATCCTGGCTAAAAGATTTGGAATCCCTATGGAAGGTTATACATATTACTTCACCTATGACGAAACGCTTCCTCATAGAGCTAGGGACTTCTGGGGAATGCCTTGTTCTCTTGGAGCTGACCTATCTCAGGGTGATGACTTCTGTTCATTCACTTTCCTGTTTCCTTTAACCAATGGCTGTTTCGGTGTAAAAACTAGAAACTACATCTCCTCTACAACCTTGATGAAATTACCATCAGCTATGCGAAGTAAGTATGACGAATTCATTAGGGAAGGCAGCCTAATGGTTCTTGAAGGAACGGTATTGGATATGATGGAAGTTTATGACGACCTAGATGCCCATATTTCTAAGAATGAATATGATGTCCGTTCTTTTGGATTCGACCCATATAATGCGAAAGAATTCGTTGCTAGATGGGAAACTGAAAACGGACCGTTTGGTATAGAGAAAGTCATACAGGGTGCGAAAACAGAATCGGTTCCATTGGGAGAACTGAAAAAGCTCGCATCAGAGCGAATGTTGTTATTCGACGAGGAACTCATGACATTTACAATGGGTAACTGTATAACCATGGAAGATAATAACGGAAACCGTAAACTTCTGAAAAAGCGATACGATGCAAAAATCGATGCGGTGGCAGCTATGATGGATGCGTTCGTGGCTTATAAAATTAATCGAGAGGCTTTCGAATAAGGAGGAAATTTAAAATGGAGTTAGCATTCGGATCCAGGCTTAGATCGGCTTGGAATGCGTTCTTTTCCAGGGACCCGACAAATTCTTATAGATACGTTGGACCTGGTTATTCATATCGTCCGGATCGAACACAATTAAGAAGAGTTAACGAGCGAACTCTCGTAGCTTCTGTGTATAATCGTTTAGCATTAGATACGGCTGCAATTTCCATTTGTCACTGTAAACTAGACAAAAACGATAGGTTTGAATCGGTGATAGATTCTAACTTTAACAAATGTTTTAATCTACGTGCAAACGTCGACCAGACTGGACGAGCATTCATACAGGATGTGGTAATGTCTATGTTTGATGAAGGCGTGGTTGCAATTGTGCCGATCGACACCGATGACGATCCGAATCTTACTGACTCATACGATATTTTATCTATGAGAACTGGTCAAATAGTTACATGGTATCCGAATCATGTAAAAGTAAGAGTTTACAACGATAGAACTGGCCAGAAGGAAGATATTTTACTTCCGAAAAACGATGTTGGGATTATAGAAAATCCATTCTATTCAGTTATGAATGAACCTAACTCAACGGCGCAGAGGTTAAAGAGAAAACTCAGTTTGTTGGATGTGACAGATGAAAACACGGCATCCGGTAAACTAGATTTGATCATGCAACTTCCATATGTAATTAAGACGGAAGCTAGGCGTAAACAAGCCGAGGAACGTCGAAAAGACATAGAAGCGCAATTGACAGGTTCTAAGTACGGTATTGCTTATGTTGATGGTACAGAACGGGTTACACAGTTGAATCGTCCTGTCGAGAATAACCTGATGAAACAGATCGAGTATCTGACAGAGATGCTTTACAGCCAACTCGGCATCACACAAGCGATAATGGATGGTACAGCCGATGAGAAGACTATGCTTAATTATTATAGTCGAACCATTGAACCAATAATTTCAGCCATTGTTGATGAGTTGAAAAGTAAATTCCTTACAAAAACGGCTCGAACACGTAAACAGACGGTTATGTATTTCAGAGATCCGTTCAAGCTGGTACCGGTTAATGAACTTGCTGAAACGGCTGACAAATTCACTAGAAATGAAATTATGTCATCTAACGAATTCAGACAAGTTATCGGCATGAAACCGTCCAACGATCCAAAGGCCGATCAACTTATAAACAGTAACATCAATCAGTCAACAGAAGCGATAACGCCTTCTAATAAAGCAACTGATGATGACAAAGAAACAGATAAAGGAGGAAAAAATCAAAATGAGTAAATTTGATTTTAGCGGTTGGGCGACCAAAGCTAATCTTAAATGCTCCGACGGAAGAACTATCTTAAAAGATGCGTTCAAGCATAACGACGGACAGACAGTTCCTCTCGTATGGAATCACCAGCACAATAATCCAGACGAGGTGCTTGGTCACGCTCTGCTGGAAAACCGAGACGAGGGTGTATATGCCTATTGTAAATTTAATGACACCGAATCCGGACAGACTGCAAAACTTCTTGTTGAGCACGGCGACGTGAATCAGTTATCGATTTATGCGAATCAGCTTCAGCAGAAGGGCGGCATGGTTCTTCACGGTGCCATTAAAGAAGTCAGTCTCGTGTTGGCAGGAGCTAATCCTGGAGCATTCATTGATTCTGTAATTAAACATGGTGAGGAATCAGATGAAGAAGCTATCATCTACACTGGCGAAGATATTTCTTTGTATCACGCCGATGGAGGTGATGATAAATCGGGGGATTCTAAGAAATCCGATGAGAAAGGCGAGAGTGAAGGAAAGACAATTAAAGAAATCCTTAAAACTCTTAATGAAGAGCAGAAAGACGCAGTGGCGGCAGTAGTCGGCATGGCAATTGAAGATGCTAAAAAAGATGACGAATCTAACAAGAAAGATGACGAGTCCAAAGGAGGAGACGAATCCATGAAACACAATGTATTTGATAACGATGACACTAAACAGGGAAATGTTCTCAGTCACGCTGATCAGGAACAGATTATTAACATGGCTAAGAGCAGCCAGATTGGTACATTCCAGAATGCGTTCCAGATTTATGCTGAAGACAACAACCTCGAGCATGCTGACGCAGCTGCAAGTGGCTTCATCCAGACAGGCGAAGGCAATGTTACAACACTCTTCCCTGAATACAAAGATGTAAGACCAGGTGCACCTGAACTTATTACAAATGACCAGGGTTGGATCTCAGTTGTAATGAGTAAAGTACATAAATCACCAATCTCAAGAATCAGAACAAGTCAGGTCGACATCCGTAACATTGATACTCTCAGAGCAAAGGGTTACAAGAAGGGTAAACAGAAATCACTTACAGGTAATTTCAAGCTTGTAAGAAGAACAACTGATCCGCAGACAGTATATGTGAAGAATGCTCTCCACAGAGATGATATCATTGATATTACTGACTTCGATTACGTTCAGTATCTCTACAATATTGACAGAATGATGCTCAACGAAGAACTTGCCACAGCTATCATGCTTGGTGACGGCCGTGAAGATGGCGATGAAGCTAAGATCGCTCCAGAACATATCAGACCGATTTGGCTTGATGATGATCTGTATACACTTCACGTAGACCTTGATATTGCGGCAGCTAAATCAGAACTCCAGGGTACAAACACCGGTGCAAACTTCGGAGATAACTATATCTATGCTGAAGCCCTCATCAACACTGTTCTCTACTCAAGAGAAAAATATAAAGGAACTGGTACACCAGATTTCTTCTGCACACCACATATGCTTAACGTAATGCTACTTGCTCGTGATATGAATGGTAGAAGAATCTACTCTTCAAAGGGTGAACTTGCTTCTGCACTTAATGTTGGCAATATTTATACGGCTGAACAGTTCGAAGGAAAGATAAGAACTGACTCCAAGAGCAAAAAGAAGAAGCT